GTGCTGAACTGTTCCGAGTTCTTTACAGAACACGGGTCGTACTCGACTTCCTTTGAGGTAATCCTCGCCGCAAGATTCCCGGAAGGGGCCTGCGATAAAACTCTTATCTTCATTGATAGTGAACCCTAGGTAGTTGCACGCCTTTGTAAAAAGCGCACACGCACTCGAGGGGATTATCACATCGTCGCCGAACACACTGATGTCATCAACGGGCAGTTCACACTGCTCCGCGCAACTAAGTGCTATGGCATAGAAAATGAGAGTCTCGAGCTCAAAGGTGTAACCGTTTCCCATAGACGAGAATTTACAGTAGGTGCGGCTTACGCCGTCTATCTGATACTTCTCGCTCCTTAATCTTGAAAGGTGTTCAAACCAATCATTAGGAACTAACAGCCTGACCGTCTCAATACTTATCGTATCGGACGCCATCGAGAAATCGATGGTTGCCAAGTCATCAGTCATGGAACCCTTAAGGGCTAACATCTGATTCCGAATCTGTGAGTCGAGGTTGATGCCGCGCTTTTTAAGGCGACGGCGGATCATGCCCCCAATTCCAAGCTGGAAAAAGACATTAAAATACGGTTCAATTGCTATAGACCTTTCGGTCTTCGCATTTTTTGGGACAAACGCTACTTTGTTGAAATCCGCTAAGGAAAGCTCAATCCCCTCGGCCGTTACCGGCTTAAAAGGACCGACCACATCAAAAGGGTGCACACCGTAAAGGTACGCCTTCCACTGATGATCATAGTCGATAAGAGCTTCGGCGTACGGGAACGCCCTAGACGAAACAGTGGGGGACTTCTCACAGAGCTTAAAATACTCTGTGGTAAAAGGACCACTGACGCATAAGGTAGAACCCGGGCCATGTCTGCATGAGTGGAGGAGTTCCTCCACCTTAAAGCTACCAAGAATGCGTTCAATATGACGGATCGACGAGTGGATAACTCGGTTCACGTCAGATTCCAGACCGATAAAATGACGAAGGCGGAAGTTTGTCTCACGACAGCGCTCCTCAGCTTCGAAAAATCGGATCTTAGCCTTCTCCCTCTTGTTAAAGGGAGAGTTAGGGAAATCAAACTTGGAGAATAGCTCGCAGACGAGTCTGTCCTGAAGCAGCAAATCGGCAGATGTATACGCTGTAACATCTAGACTCTGAGCGATGGAGAAAAGCCCGCTGACGTCCGAGGTCGAAATGACCTCAAGAAGACGTTCACGTGGCAGCCTCGTATCATCGCTAAGGCCGGATACCAAAACCTGTAACACATCCCACGGTAGAGACCGTGAGACATTCTCGGGCAGCTTACGCCCCCACTTGTTTACCAGGTCCTTTTCGGACCATTCCATCTTAGGCATTGCGCCTCCTTTGGTTGGTTAGCAGATTACTCTGCAGACACCACGAAAGCACCGCTGTTAGACAGACAGTGGCAGACGTTGGTCGTTGACAAGTGAGGTGTACGCTTCATCAGCAACAGCAGCGGACGTGACGGCAAGCAAAGCTTGACGTTCAGCCGCAGACGCAGTTGCGATAATGCTCGTAGACACAGTTTGGATGCCAATGATGTTACCAGACGAATCTGTCATGGTATGCTTCAGTTCAG